AAAAGGGCAAAAAAATTCTGCTCAGATAAATGCCGACTTGAATGGTGGAATTCGCACCCGGAATTGGTAAATCGGAAAACTATGTACGATTACACTTGTGAGTTTTGTGGGAAGAAATTTCAGAGCTATAACACGCATCGGAAATACTGTTCTCGGTCATGTTATGCTGATGCAAGACGAAGGGAGGCTGAATACGATGGATGAAAATTTGTATAGAGCCGTTCTTCTTTATAAAGCAACGATGTCAAAGGCAAAACTGATGCTAAAGCAAGGATTGATTACTGCCGATGAGTATGCTGAAATCGAAACAATTATAGCCAATAAATACGGCTTAAATTCGTCAGTTATATATCGTTAAAAAGTGCCTGAAACCCTTGACTTTACTGGCTTTTAGAGCGAATATGGTATAAACCATTGTAAGGAGGTAGAAATGGATAGAATAGTACAAAGGGTGAAGTTTGAAGCACCCAAGCAAGAACGGCTGTTAAGGGTTGCAGCATACAGCCGAGTTTCAAACGGAAAAGATACAATGCTCCATTCGCTTTCAGCTCAAGTCAGTTATTATTCAAACCTGATTCAAAACCATGAGGGTTGGATATATTGCGGAGTGTATTCGGATGAGGCACTGACAGGAACAAAGGAGAGCCGAGAAGATTTTCAAAGGTTAATTGCAGATTGCCGAGCCGGGAAAATAGACCTTGTAATAACAAAGAGCATTTCAAGGTTTGCAAGAAACACGGTCACACTGCTAAACACAGTAAGAGAGCTAAAACTGCTCGGAATCGGAGTTTTCTTTGAAGAACAGAACATCAACACCTTAAGTGCCGAAGGTGAACTGATGCTTACAATTTTAGCTTCTTACGCACAGGAAGAAAGCCTTTCCGCAAGTGAGAATGTTAAGTGGCGTATTCAGAATGATTTCAAGCAAGGCAAACTGCCGATGAGTGTTTGGAACATTTATGGCTACAAAAGAACACCAGATGGCGGATTGGAGATTATTCCAGAAGAAGCCGAAATTGTAGAGCAAATCTACAAATTGTACCTTGACGGTTTAGGTGTTTTAAAGATAGCTCAAATTCTCAACGAAATGGGTATTGAAAGCAACACCAGAGATACATGGTCAGCAAAGAAAGTGCGGTACATACTTTCTAATGAAAAGTACATAGGCGATTTGCTTTTGCAGAAGTCTTTCAGGCTCGACCATTTAACCAAAAAAACGGTTCGGAACAGAGGCGAAAAAACTCAATACTATGTCGAGGATAACCACGAACCAATCATCCCAAGAGAAGTTTTTGAAGCGGTTCAGTTGGAGCTTGAGAAAAGACGAGAAAAACACTGTAAAGAAGTCGTACCCCAAAAGTATGCTTTTACAGGAAAAATACTATGCGAAAACTGCGGTAAGAACTTCCGAAGAAAGGTAACCGCAACGAGGGTTGTTTGGATTTGCAGCACTTTTGATAGGCTCGGCAAAAAAGTCTGTGCCTCAAAGCAAATACCAGATGAAACCTTGTGTGCTGTTTCAGCCGAGATGCTTGGCATTGCAGATTTTGATGCAGACCTTTTTGAAGAAAAAATAATCAAGATTACAGTGCCGGAAGCAAACCACTTGATTTACCATTTCAAAGACGGACATACGGTTGAAACAACATGGAAAGACCGTTCACGCAGCGAAAGTTGGACACCTGAAATGAGAGAGCAAGTGCGACAGAATAATTTGAAAAGGAGAAATCAAGAATGGCAAAAGCAGTAACGGTCATACCTGCAAAGATAAACCCACTGACAAAGCTACCCACACTTTCGTTAGCAAAGCGAAGAACTTGTGGATATGCGAGGGTTTCAACAGATAAAGACGAACAGTTCACTTCGTATGAAGCACAGGTTGATTACTATACCAAATTTATAAAAGCTAACCACGACTGGGAATTCGTAAAGGTGTACACGGACGAAGGCATCACGGGAACAAATACTAAAAAGAGAGACGGCTTCAAGCAGATGATTGAGGATGCTCTCAACGGAAAAATTGACCTGATTGTAACAAAATCGGTCAGCCGTTTTGCAAGAAACACGGTTGACAGCTTGGTAACCATCCGAGAGCTTAAAGCAAAAGGTGTCGAGGTTTATTTTGAAAAAGAAAACATATGGACACTGGACAGCAAGGGCGAACTTCTTCTTACCATCATGTCCTCGTTGGCACAGGAAGAAAGCCGTTCCATTTCGGAGAATGTAACATGGGGTAAAAGAAAAAGTGCAGCAGACGGAAAAATCAGCCTCGGCTACAAACAGTTCCTCGGTTACGATAAGGGTGAAAAAGGTTCACTGGTTGTAAATCAAGAGCAAGCGGTCATTGTCAAAAGAATCTACAGAGAATTTATGCAAGGCAAGACCCCGTTTATGATTGCAAGCGAACTTGCAAAGGATAATATTCCAACGCCTTCCGGCAAGTCCACTAACTGGCGAGTGAGTGTAATAGAGAGCATTCTGACAAACGAAAAATACAAAGGTGCAGCACTGTTACAGAAAAAATTCACTGTTGATTACTTAAGCAAGAAAATGAAAACCAACGAGGGTGAAATCCCACAGTATTATGTTGAGGATAGCCACGAGGCAATTATCCCCCCCGATGAATGGGAAAAGGTCCAGAAAGAATTTGTAAGAAGAAAGTCAATGGGCAGAAAGTACAGCGGAAACAGCATCTTTGCAACGAGGGTTGTCTGCGGTGATTGCGGTGCCTTCTTCGGTTCAAAAGTCTGGAATTCAACAAGCGAAAAATACCGAAGGACAATATGGCAATGCAACGATAAGTTCAAAGGTGAGAAAAAATGCGGAACACCACATATCACCGAGGACGATATTAAAGAAGCATTCATTAAGGCTTTTAATACCATATTTACCGAAATGGATGAAATTATCGAAAACTGTCAAACAATCGCAGAGAACCTCACGGATTGCACTTCCATTGATAACCAAATCACCGAGCTTAAGCAGGAACTTGAGGTCATAACCGAAATGGTGCATAAAGGTATCAAAGAGAATGCGTCAACACCACAAAGCCAAGAGGAATACTTAAAACGCTATAACGGCTATGTTGCAAGATTCGAGGAAGCAACAGAACGGCTCAAGGGACTGGAAGATGAAAAGTTGCTGCGTAAATCACGAGGCGAAGCCTTCAGTGACTTCATTGATGCTTTTTCCGACATCGACAGTTTTATTGACGAGTTCGATGAAGATTTATGGCTTGCAACCATTGACAAAGTTGTGGTTGAAAACAGCGGTACAATGCGGTTCGTTTTCAGAAGCGGAACTGAAATTGAGGTATTGTCTACAAAATAGAACAAACCAAAATGTAATCAATTTTTGTGAAAATGTAGACACTCAACTTCATCGAAACATAAAAACATCTCCTGCGTAAAACTCGACAGGAGTGTTTTTAGTCGCTGTTATTGTTCCGTTTTTTCAATGATTTCATCGAGTTCGGATACTGGTTCGTAGTCATCAATTTCGTCTTCAGTCGGCTCTTGGTATATATCAAGGTTTTCATCATTTGCAAAATCCTCATCGTCAATAATGGCAGTAAAGTCTTTTGCGTATAGTCTGTTTATAAACAGCTTGTTTGAGTTAATCTTTTTCTTGCCGTTATAAATAAGAATCATAGCTTCTGCCAAACCGAAAGAACCGGGGCGGCGTTCCTTGCCAGTACGAATGAGAGTCTTTACGGATACATTTCCGAGCTTTTCTCTGAATAATTCTTCATCCAGAATTCCGTTATATGTAACTATGAGCTTTGCAACCGCATTTAACATATTAGCACTTAAGGAATTAGTTTCACCTTCCCATGTAGCAATAACCAATCTCAAAGTTCGGTTCAGTACATGGTATCCGTATTTTTCATAAATACTCTCAAGGGTTGAAACTGCACCAACCACTCCCGGCGATTTTCTGATGCCGACTTCAAGTCCGTATGATTCAACGAGCTGCTTTATCATGAGTTGAGCTTCTCGTCCGGCTTCAATCTTTGCATTAAACTTTTCATAAGGCATGAGAGCTTTTGCGTGCTTCATCTGGTCGGAGAAAATCTCCGCTTCTTGTTCGTAGGTTAAATCGTCATAAATCATACACCAAACAGGGCAATCACGAGAACCTGAAACCAAAGCAACAATCTCAATGGTGTGCTGACCATTAAAAACATAGTTTACTCCATCTCTTCGACTTACCTTGACAGGATTTATCTGACAAACATCAAAATCGTCTGCGGTTCGGTCTATATGAGAATGAGAAATAATTCTTTGATACTCTTGGTTTGAAACAAGGTTCTTTATAGGTATTAACTCAAAATGCACATTTGGTATAAACTGTTCAAAGTTGTCCATTAGTATTCCTCCTTGATTAACTTTAACATTTCTTCTGCATTTTCTTGTAAGGATAAAAGTGCAGCGATTAACTTATCTCTCGCTTTTTCTGAAATAATACTTAAATTGGCATTGTTCCTTGTACGCTTGATTGAACTGCACCATGTTGGAATGGTAAGTGTCAATTCAGTAACTTCCGCATCAGGGTCAAAGGCGGGCATTTCTTTGATTTTTGGAGGTTGTTGGGGTTCAAATGGAACATTACTATTCAACACACTGCGAGATTGATTGTACTGAAAGTATGGATTCTTGTTCCTATTAAGGTGTCTATTGATTGTTTTTAATTCCTCGGACGAACAGCTTGCCATTCTCATTACATTACTATGGGAAATCTTATATCTGCCGGATAGTATCTTGGGTACAAGTTCAGGTTCTTTTGCACCGATTTCTTCCAGTGCCCTTGTGTACTGTGCGTATTTCAGGACTGTTCCTGCGGACACATGGTTTTCTTCACCAATGCGAAGTGCTGTCTTGTGTTTAGAGTGAGCTGAATATGGTTCTCCGGCAATATCTCCCGGAACAAGGTCATCATCTTCCGAATACTGATTCAGCCCCAATGGGTTCTTTCGTTGGTTAATAATCTTCTCGGATTCGTACTGCATACCAATTAAGAATTTGCGAGTTTCATCGGATATGTTTCTTCTTCCGAGCTGATTCGCACATATCCATACGATTGCGTCCTCGTTACTTTCAAAGTCCATTTCAAGAACTTTAAATCTGATGTTGTGCTTGGTGCATATTTCGTATCGGTTGTGTCCGTCTACAATGAAACCATTCCATGTGACAATAGGGTGAATGCACCCATCTCGCAGAATGTTTTCTTCAAGCTGAAGGAACTCTTGTCTGTGAAGTGGTCGAATAAGGTTTTTGAATTCCTTCTTGATTTTCAATTCAATGCTCATTCAGAAACCTCCTTCATACTTCTATTGCCGCTAATGTTTTCAGTGAAAACACAGCCATATTATGCGATGAAACAATGCTCCCGGTTAAACGATAGGTATACTTGGGGTCAAGTTTTCCATAAACTTCGCAGAGCTTTTTTATAAAAGATTTGCTATAAAGCTCGTAAGAATCATTTACCATGAATTCTTGCGGTTTGATTCGTTCCGCTTGGTCCTCTGGTGTAGGATTCTCTATAGCCTTTATTGCAACATATTTGTTATTTGGGTTTACGAGTAGCTGTATGTATTTTGGAAAGCCAAGCAGCTGAAGCATACTCTTGTATATGCGAATACGGTTTTTTCTTTGGTCGATTGATATAACAACTTGGGAATTTGGATTTTCAATCATAATGCTTCACCTCCTGAATTGCCATTACCAAGAGCAAGAATAGTGGCTTCCGGCACACCGTTATTCGTTTCCTCTGCAGCTTTGTTAGGTTTTGAGGTTTCTTTGATTGAATACACAGCATAGCCATCTACAATGTTGATTTTCATTGATTGCTTATGTTCATTGTATGGAAGCCCGAACTGATTCTGCCAATCAGCAGGATATACGGGTGTCCTTGATGTTTTGGGTTTCTCTCCATCGATAAATGTTCTTTGATAGGTCTCACACGAAGAAAGGTCAAATGCAAGAAGATATTCGTTATTGGAATGAATAATTTTTCCAAGCATTTTGTATCGGTGGTTTGGGTCCCACTCCATCATAGAAACAACCTTTGCAAAGAAAAGTCTGCAAGTGATGGCTTTGGGTTTTCTTTTACCCTTTGACAAAGTACACCATTGAAAAGAATCCCTTGCTCCTTCCGGGCAGGGACGAAGAGCGAGTATTTTGTTTTCTCTATTAATCAGAACTTGTGCATAATCCGATGTTGGGAATTTGGAAAGGCAAGCTGAATTGACATAGAATTTGCAATTGTTAAAAGTACAAGATGGTTCTCTTGTGTGTGCAAAAAACTCTCGTCTTACAACTTGGAATCCGTCAAAATCAAAATCCTCACCTAAGTTGATGACCTCATCATCCTCCTTAAGAACGGGTGCGATATTTTCCACAAACTCATCAGCCACATCATTTGTGTTTTCGCTTGGTGTATTTGTAGGCGTTGAATATAGATTATTATAATCATTCATCGTTTAAATCCTCCTGTATAACTAAATCTCCTAATTCTTGCTTGATATAGCTTTGAAGCTCCTCGAAACTTGTAACATTTATCTTTTTACCAGTTTCAATTAATTGACCTTCAATACGAAGTTTCCAATCAGCTTCACTTTGATTACTTAATTCTGCCAAAGTCTGCTCGTGCAAATAATACTGCTTACCGAAATTATTCGTCCACGATTCAGGAATGGCTCGGATTCTTTTTCCGTATGGAGTTAAGGGGTGGTATGCTGCATACTCTCCGTCACCATCTTGTGAGCCTTTTGGAACAAGATATGACTTCAAAAATGCTTCTGAATTTGCGGAATCAAAAATGTATGCGATTTCCTTTCCGTCCTCATACATAGTTCCGGTTATTCGGTAACGATAGTCAGTATTCCAACCGAATAAAGAAAACAAAGTATCATAAAAAGCCGTTATTTGTATCTGCTTTGGTGTGTACACTTTATTTGATTTCTTTGAACAGACCACAGCCTGACGATTCTTCTCATCAGTGGTTCGTATAGCAAATTTTCTTGTAATAGGGTTCACAAGTAATTCGATATGATTTCGTTCTCCAAGTTTGTGTGTGCAAATAGCACTCAACTTAATAAATCTATCGGAAAAAGTGATAAAGGGACGGTTGTTCGTATCAAACAGCTCCATGCGAGCTACTTCAAATCCACGCAGGTCAAAATCTCCTGTGTCGACCTGTACTTGAACTTCTGTATCGGATGTTTCGCTTGGGATACCTTCCTCACCATAACCACTGTGTGATGCTTTCAAATAATCATCTTCTTTGAAAGCAGCCCAACGAGGATTTATTACAACATATCCTTTTAGAAGTCCTTTGTCTATAACTCGAAGTTCAGGCAGAAAAGAATTATGCCGATACTTTGCATTGTCAAGAAGCTGTTGAACAGCAATAAAATCATCCCTTGACACAATTGCTTCGTGATGGTTTTTATACCTACTTCGAGGTCTCTGCCCGGTGTTTCGCTTTGACTTGTGGTCACGATAGTTTGGGGTGAATGTTTTTCTTGTGAATACATCTCCGCAATGACGCTCATTCCGCAAGATCTGAACAATACCTCCGGCAGTCCACTTGATATTACCAAGATAAGACTTCCTTCCTAATGCTATCAAAGTCGCTGCAATCTGCTTTGTGGAATAGCCGTATAAGTACATATAAAATGCGAGCTTGACAGTTGGTGCTTCATCGTGGTTTACAACAAGATTACCATCTTTGTCATGGGTAAAACCGAGAAGTTTTGGTGTAAGAGGGATACCGTTATCAAGTCGCATACGAAGTGAAGTTTCCATACTTCGACTACGGGTATGTGATTCTTCTTCAGCCATTGTAGCCTGAAATGAAAGAGCCATTTGCGAATCTTCATTAAGAGAAAAGATGGCTTCGGACTCAAAGAATACACCGACAGGTGGCTTCATTTCCGCAAGCTCACGAACCATGCCTATTGTTATCATGACATTACGGGCAAAACGAGATACACTTTTTGTGATAATGAGGTCAATTTTTCCGGCTCTTGCATCTGCAATCATCTGATTGAACTGGTCACGATGAGCAAGTGATGTTCCGCTTATACCTTCATCCGCATAAATTTTTACAAGTGTCCAATTGGGGTGTCTGTCAACAAAGTCCTTATAATATATTTGCTGTAGTTCAAATGATGTTGTTTGCCTTTCATCACCAGTTGAAACACGGGCATATATAGCAACTCGCTGATGCACATCGTTATCGTAGTAATCGGTCTGTTTTTCCGCAGGGATATACTCATAATTATCTTCGTCAATTTCCACGTGCATTCGTCTTTTGTTTTTTGCGACTGCTTCAGCTCTTTGTTGGCGTTTGCTTTCATCAATCATTGGTGCTACTCCTTTCACCCAACAGCAACCGAGAATCCAAAAGAAGCCGAGCCTCCTGTTCATCGTCAGGTAGTATTTGCCATTCATGTGTTGGGAAGAATGATAAGTCTCTTAAGTCTTCAAGAAAATATGAAGAAAGAGAATAAATATCCTCGGAAACGAAGTATATGCCTATGGGTTTTTCCAGTGCAGCAAGAATCCTTGTGCAGAATTGAACCTCGTGCATTTTCTTTGAAACATTGGAAACTTTCTGTGTGATGATTAAATCGACCTTACCTTCCATTGCATCATTCAGCAGAGCACTCCAAGCAGGTGCATTCTCCATATTCGGAGCAGTTTGCCCTTCGTCAATATAGAAATCTACCAGTGTCCATTTAGGACAAAGCGAAATCGTATCTGCAAACTGTTTTTTATGGAACTCAAGGTAATTATCATATTTTGTTTGATTAAAATACCTTATATACACCCCAATCTTAAAGGGTTTATTTGTACTTGGATGTTCATGACGGACACTGTTAAACCAAGACTTGAATTCAGCGACCTTCATTGCTTGTTCGGAATCATCAGCAAATGTTAAAGCAAACTGAGGAGTGGCAATTGCACTTAGTTTGTCAAAAATCTCTATTTCATCCATGTATGGTTCCTCCATTCTAAATTCTTCATAAAGACATTATATAGTCAACTGACCAAGTAAGGAATAAACCCACAGTCAAGACTTGACAGTGGGTCGAAAAAAATAAAAAAATTTTCAAAAAAAGGCAAAAAAAATAGAGTGAGAAGAATTTTCTCACTCAATAATCGTCATTATTTTTCGGTTGGTGAAGCGAAGATTTTACTTGTTTTGCAATCTTCATAATGGATTCTATTTCTGAAGGTGTGCAATCGGAAAGAAGCTCCGAATACTCTTTTTGATAAATTTCATTCACTGCCGGAACATCAGGACGGATAATGCTATCCGAAGAAACTTGCAAAGCTTCAACAATTTTTATGAATGTGGTTAACCATATCTTGCTCTTGCCAAGTTCGATGTCGCTTACATTTGATGTTGAGATGTGAGCAGCAAATGCAAGGTCATTCTGTGTCATTTTCTTTGATAAGCGAATTTCACGGATTCGTTGTCCGATTTCTTTCATCATAGTATTATCTTCCAAGTTTCTCACCTCCGCATATCCGATAGGATATATTTTTTAATAATTTTATCATCACTTGACTATGTTGTGAACAGCGAGATGACGAAGTTATAGTCAATGAGATATAATTATAGTGTAAAAATTTTTTTGGAGGTTATATTATGACACTAAATTATTCAATCATTGGCAAACAAATCAAGAAGGCTCGAAAGAGAATGAAAATTACGCAGGAGCAGCTCGCGGAAATTATTGACAAGAGTCCAAGTTATGTCAGCTACATTGAGACCGGCAAGAAAAGCATGAGCTTAGAAACACTGGTCGACATAGCTAACGCACTGCAGGTATCATCCGACGAACTACTTTCCTTTAATGTTGAGCATCCCAATGCAGCAAAGGATGAGTTCAGTTCCATTCTCGAAAAATGCACTACATATGAAAAGCGGGTGATAACTGATATGGCGCGAGCTCTTAAGCAGGCATTAAGAGATGAGCGCACATCAAAAACGTATTATTGATTTTACGACTTAATTGGCACAAAATCCATAATCCAACAGTCAACTTTATGACTGCCAGTATAAAAAACGCCATTTTGCTACC